AGATGGAAGAATACGATCCTGACATGGATTCTCTATTATTTTATTTACCTCTTTCAGGATCAGCTTTTAAAAAAGTTTATTATGATGAAGGATTACAACGAGCGGTTTCTAAATTTGTTCCTAGCGATGACTTATATGTTCCTTATCAAACTACAGATTTTCCTTCGTGTGAAAGAATTACACATGTTATTAGACGAACACAAAATGAAGTACGTAAACTACAAGTAGCGGGATTATACCGTGATGTAGATCTTCAGGTTTTTAATGACGAAACAGGATTACAAGAGCAAGAAAGTAAAATTTCTGGGGTACGAAAAAATTATCATGACGAGGATTATCAATTACTGGAGATCCATGTTGATTTAAACATTGAAGGTCTAGATAGTGAGGATGGCATTAAAGTTCCTTACATTGTAACTATCGATGAAGGGTCAGGACATGTTTTATCCATTTACCGAAACTATGAAGAACAGGATCAACAAAAAAAGAAACGTCAGTATTTTGTACACTATAAGTTCTTACCTGGTTTTAGTTTTTATGGCTTTGGCCTTATTCACATGCTCGGAGGTCTCTCAAGAACGGCCACCTCAGCTCTTAGACAACTTATCGATGCAGGTACACTGTCCAATCTCCCTGCGGGTTTCAAGGCTCGTGGATTGCGAGTTAAAGACGACGATAATCCCCTCCAACCAGGAGAATTCAGAGATGTAGATGCACCTGGAGGAAATCTTAGGGAAGGATTAGTTCCTCTTCCTTATAAAGAACCAAGTCAAACATTATTTCAATTATTAGGATTTTGTGTAGAAGCAGGATCACGGTTTGCGGCGATTGCTGATCAAAAAGTTGGTGAAGCGGCACAAGCAGGAGCTCCTGTTGGAACAACCATGGCATTATTAGAACGTGGTTCGCGCATTATGTCTGCTATTCATAAACGTTTACACTATGCACAAAAAATAGAATTTAAATTATTGGCAAAAATATTTTCGGAATCTCTTTCTCCAAGGTATCCTTATGAGGTTGGAAAAGACGCCGTTCCAAGTTTAAAAGTTGAAGATTTTAGTGATGATATAGATATTATTCCTGTTTCTGATCCTAATATATTTTCTATGTCACAACGAGTGACATTAGCACAAACCCAATTACAATTAGCCCAAGCGGATCCAGGAGCCCATAATATGTATGAAGCATATAGAAGAATGTATCAAGCTTTGGGTGTAAAAGATATTGATGTTATTTTACCTATTCCTCCCGAACCACAACCAATGGATCCTGGATTAGAAAATGCATCAGCTTTAAAAGGTTCACAATTAACCGCATTTAGAGGGCAAAATCAGGTTGCTCATATTGATGCACATAGAGCCTTTATGACTTCTATTTTAGTAAAAAATACTCCTCCAGTAATGGCAATTTTACAAGGTCATATTATGGATCATGTTAGTATTCAAGCAAGAGAAGAAGTGGAAGATGATAATAAAGCGGAAATAGAACAAGTTACGGCACAATATGGAGGTCAACTACCAGAACAATTACAATTCCAGTTCCAAGAAATGATAGAACAGCAGGTTGCAGAGAAAATTGCTATCATGACTGAAGAAATGGTTGGTGAAGAACTAGAAATGATGCAAGTATTAAATCAAGATCCTCTGGTTGACCTTAAACAACAAGAAATTAATCTTCGTTCAGAAGATATAGAGCGAAAAACTATGGTTGATGAAGCAAAAATTGGTATTGATGAGCAAAAATTACGACAAGATGCAAAAATTGCGCAAGATCGTATTGATTCTCAGGAAGATATTGCTCAATTACGTGCAAATGTAAATTTAACAAAACAAAAAGAAATAGAAAAAAGTAAAAAAAGACCTCGAACAGTAGATGTCAATAAAAATATTAGATATGATAACTAATCTCGGGGTTGTAAAAGTGAAAAATAAGACTAATGTTATGACTATGACAGAAGGTGAAATACAATTAAAGAAATATTATGACAACCTATTAATCATGGCAGAAAAAACTTCCAAAACTGACCAAGATAGTATACTTTTAGCAGGAGCTATGATGGCTGTTGCTCGTGTGTTGTATTTTCATACTTTAAATGCACCAGAAGCGGAGCATATTATAGAAGCAAACACGTTTGATTTTATTGATTTAATCAAACCAACGATACATTAAGGAGAAAAAATGGGAACAACACCTAAACCAAAATATGTAAATGGATCCAAATATCCTAACGCTAAAATGACCATCTCCAATGATCTAAATCCTTATGCAGGACCAACAGTCAACAAAAATTATGCTCCTTCTACAGCAGCTATGAGAGTTGAAGGACCTGTAAAGATAGATAATTTAGGTAGTGGACCAAAAGGTCAACGTAGCAAGGAACAAATTAAAAAAGTTCCTTTTAAAGGCGTATTTTAAGTTTTAAATGAATTGCGAATGCAAAAATTGTGAGCACGGTTGTCACTGTAGCGATGGCGGTTCTTGTCAATCATGTGATTGCAAAAATTGTGAACATGCTGTAGGGTAACGTCTTTAAAAAAGGAGGTTTCTATGAAACTTTTAAAAGATCTATGGGCTCACTTAAAAGAGTGGTCTGATTGGTCCATGAAAGATTGGATCAAAGCTGGCATTGTAGCTATCGTAGTTTTATTTATTGTTTATAAAATGACAGGTGGCGGTGCATAGTGCTTCAGCTTCTCAGCGGCTTATTAGGCGGAAAAAATGGTGCCTTAAAAACAATTTCAAAAGTCGTTGACGATTTACATACTTCAGAAGAGGAGAAATTAGATAAAAAGATTTTGATGCAGCGCATCCAGCAAAAACTTGCTGAAAAGCAATTGGATGTTAATGCAAAAGAGGCTTCCCACCGCTCCGTTTTCGTGAGCGGCTGGCGCCCCGCAATTGGCTGGACAGGAGCCTTTGCTTTAATGTTTGAATTTATTCTCTCGCCAACAATAGAATGGTATGCTAAGTTCTCAGGATTAAATTTAACTGCTCCCGAGATTCAGACTGGCCCTTTACTGGCTATTGTCACATCAATGCTCGGAGTCGCTGGAATGAGGTCATTCGAGAAGGCTAAGGGCTTAACTAAATAGGAGAGAACTATGGCAAATACTAGCAGAATGAATAGACTCGAAGAGCTTGGCCGTGTGGATGCGGAAAAAGCATATACTAAAAAAGGTAAAAAAAATCTTAAAGCAGAGAAAAAAAGAGTTGTTGGAGAATTAAAAAGAAACTATGGCGGAAGCATGGGCGGTGGAATGAACCCAAGAGGTTGGTCACCCGATCCCACTGTGCAAAGCGTAGTTGGTTATAATCCTAATCGACCGATGAGAGGTGGCGGCGTTGCAAAAAGAGGAATGGGCATTGCTAAAGCTAAAGGCGGATCAATTAAACGTCGCGGAGGCGGAATAGCCAAACGTGGAATGGGCATTGCTAAATAGGAGGTAATCATGAATGAATGGATCACGAAAAAGGAAAAAAAGGAATGGATCTCTAAAAAGGGAACAGGAAAAGACAAAAGAGATGCAGAAAAGAAGAAGTTAATGGATAAATTAACTGGTCTTGGACATTCGCTAGCATCACTTGCAGGAAAAAGTTTAGCTCAATTAAGAAAACTGCTTCTGAAAGGTCCTCAAACGGGACAAATTGAAGGAGAAGAAACAACTTCTAAGTACCTCCAAAAGAAAGAAAACTTGAAAAAATTAGGGCCAGAAACAGGCGGAGTCATTAAACGCAGAGGCGGTGGTATTGCAAAACGTGGTTTTGGAATAGCGAAGTAATGGCAATTATTAAAGCTCAAGATGGAAAATGGATTCAAAAAGCCATTAAAAAACCAGGATCATTACGTGCTTCCATGGATATAAAAAAAGGAAAGAAAATTCCTGCAAAAAAATTAAACGCCGCTGCTAAAAAAGGCGGTAAGCTTGGACAGAGAGCTCGATTAGCGAAAACTCTTAAAAGTTTTAAATAAGGAGAAATAATGGCAAAATTAACACCCCTTCAAAAAGTTCAAAAAGAACTAGATAAACTTGCTGCTCTTCATGCAAAAGAAGAAGCGATCGTTGGAAAGATTGAAGAAATTATTGAAGAAGCTGAAAACGAAGAATAAATAATGCCTTTCAAGTCTGAAAAGCAAAAGAAGTATTTATTTGCAAATAAACCAGAAATAGCTAAAAGGTGGGCAAAGAGATATAAAAATGGTGGAGTAGTAATTGTGAAGCCGAGAGGATTTGGAAGAATGTTAGCAAGTAAAAGACCACGAACAAAGATTTACGTTTAATGTCTCACGAAGATACAGAAACAGTTGAAACAAAAAAAGGTTCTGGTATTTGGATTAATAAACGAACAGTTAATAAAAATAAACCTATGACACTAGAACAAAAAAGGTTTTTTAGTAAAAAATTTAAAACAAAAGATGCAGCAGAAAAAGCTACAGATGTTAGGAGTAAAAGGTATAAATTAAGAGACCGTCAGAGGATTAAAAAGAAAAAGTGAAGAGGTATTAAAAATAGAATGTCAGAAGTTTTAAAAAAAAGAATAAAGGATCATGAAGGGTTTATTGCAAAACCTTATCTAGATTCATTAGGAAAGGCCACTATAGGCTACGGCCATCTCATTACCGATGAGGATAATTTTGAAAATGGTAAAGAATATTCTAAAAATGAATTACTAAAATTATTTGATAAAGATTTTGCAAAAGCAGAAATGGGTTCTAACCAATTAGTTGGTCATATTCAAGAATTACATATTGAAGCAAAAAATATAGTAACGGAAATGGTGTTTCAATTGGGTACCCAGGGTGTAAGAAATTTTAAGAATATGATTTCCGCTTTGGAAGATCGTGATTACTCTCGTGCCAGCGCAGAGATGCTTGACTCGAAATGGAATGCACAAACCCCAAATCGCTGTCAAAATTTAGCAAAAATCATGGCAACATGCGTTTAGAAAATTTTTTTACATATTACAAAAAACAATTAATCAGTAGACAAGACCAAGTAAAAGAAGCTATATTACAAGGTGTAAAAAATTGGGAGGAATATAGGTATTTAACAGGAAAGTTACATGCCTTACAACAAGAATTACAGGAACTCACGGACCTGCTAAAGAAAACGGAGCTAGAAGATGAATAAACCTAAATTAATTCTCCCAAAACACGTATGGGATATTAAAACACCTGAAAAAGCAAAAAAAGAATTAGAAAAAGTACCACAACCCTGTGGTTTTAGAATGGTATTATATCCTTTAAAACTAGAGAGTAAAACTTCAGGAGGATTACATCTTACTGATGACACAGTAGAACAATCTCAAATTGCTACAAATGTTTGTAAGGTTTTAAGAATGGGAACAAGTTGTTATAAAGATAAAGAAAGATTTCCTGACGGTCCTTGGTGTAAAGAAGGTGATTGGGTTCTCATTACAAGATATGCAGGATCTCGTATTAAAATAGACGGAGGTGAACTTAGAATAATCAACGATGATGAAATACTGGCTGTCATTGATGATCCTAGAGATATTTTGCCAGCAAACATTTTATAACATGGAGGTACCATGCCAGAAGCAATAACACCATCATCAGAAAAACTTGTTCCTATTGATACGACAGGAAATTCTGTTGATGTAACACTTAAAGATGAAGAAAAGGGAGTTGTAGAAACAACGGACCAAGATGCTCCTATTGTTGAAGTTAAAGAAGAAACAACCGTTGAGGTAGAAGCTCCTGAAACAAAAGTAAAAGAAGTAAAAGAAACAAAAGAAGAAGAACTCGAAGAATATAGTGCTACTGTAAAAAAACGTATTGATAAGTTAACTAAAAAAATGCGGGAAGCAGAACGCCGTGAACAAGCAGCGGTAGATTATGCAAAAAATGTTAAAGAAGAAAATGAAAAAATAAAATCTTCTAATGTAATTCAAACAGATTCAATGTTGGTTGAAAGAGAAAAGGCACTCGTTAATCAAAAAGAATTTGCTAAAAGAGCACTTGAAGCTGCAATTAATGCAAATGATGTAGAAAAACAAGTTGCTGCAAATCAGGAAATTGCTCGTTTAACTATAGAAGATGAACGTTTAAAAGTTTCAAAAGCCAAGGCTTTACAAAGAAAAGCTGTTCTAGAAAAAGAAAAAGAATCCATAGATAATCAAGTAAATAAAAGTATTGATGAACATAAACAGCCTGAAGTTCCTTCTGATCCAAAAGCTGTGGCTTGGGCTTCAAAAAATCAATGGTTTGGAAATGATAATGCAATGACCTATACAGCTTATGATATTCATACGAAATTAGTGCAAGAAGGTATTGATCCTAGAGACGATGAGTATTATAGTGAAATAGACAAACGTATACGACAAGAGTTTCCCCATAAATTTTCGGATGGAGGGGATGTTAGTAAGCCGAAACAAAAAGTTGCTTCGGTTGTACGAAAATCGTCCTCAGGACGCCGCACTGTGAGACTCACACCTTCACAAGTCGCTATCGCAAAAAAATTAGGTGTGCCCTTGGAAGAGTACGCAAAACACGTGAAGGAGGCGTAATATGAATACTGAAAAAAAAGTTGAACACATTAAAAAGACCTCGCGCAAAGCTGAAACCCGTGAAAAGGTTGCTCGTAAAAGAGGATGGGTTCCTCCATCAAGCTTAGAAGCACCCGATCCGCCTGAAGGATTTCACCACAGATGGGTTCGAGCTGAATTTAGAGGAGAGTCTGATGAAAAAAATATCATGGGACGACTTCGTTCAGGTTACGAATTTGTTATGTTAAGTGAATATCCCGATCGCTTAGATTTACCATCTGTTTCGGATGGAAAATATAAAGGTGTTATAGGAGTTGGTGGATTATTATTAATGCGATGTCCGATCGAGGTAAAAGAAGATAGAGACGCTTACTTCAGGCGCTTAACCGACGACCAACAAGCATCGATAGATAATGATCTAATGAAAACCGAGCATCCAGCAATGCCTATATCAAAAGATAGGCAAAGCAGAGTAACATTTGGTGGAAAAAAAGACTAATAAGTAGGATTTTTGACTGCCAAAGCTATTAAAAGGATGACAATATGGCAAATGTTGACAGTGCTTTTGGGTTAATTCCCATAGCAAAAGTAGGTCAAAATCCAAATAATGGTGGTTTAACTCAATACACAATCGGTGACAATCAAAGTACAGCTATTTTTACAGGGGACCCCGTTACATATAAAGACGATGGAACTGTCGAAGTAGCAACTGCGAGTACCGCATTTTGTGGTGTTTTTAGGGGATGTTTTTATACTGATCCTTCAACAAGTAAACCAACATGGAGAGCATATTTTCCTGCGAGTACATCACCTGGTGATGCCGTAGGATTTATCTGTGATGATCCAATGCAATCTTTTATTGCACAGCAAGATTCTGTTGTAAGCAATATAGTTGCAGCAAATTTAAATGAAAATGCTAATCTCATTTTCAACGCTGGTAACACCACTACGGGTGTTTCTGGTGTAGAAATAGATTCAAGTTCAGCCGCTATCACTGCGACTCATCAAGTGAGATTGATTAGTTTTTGGGATGTTCCCAGCAACGATGCCACTGCTAATAACAGTGTCATAGTTGTTAAAATTAACAATCATCAACTTATGGCTCACACTGGTACTGCAGGCGTATAATAGGAAAGGGAATTAGTTATGGCAATTAATAGAGCCCAGCTCGCCAAAGAGCTGGAACCTGGACTGAACGCCTTGTTTGGACTAGAGTATAAAAGATACGAAAACGAAGCCGCACAAATTTTTAGTCAAGAATCTTCTGACAGAGCTTTTGAAGAAGAAGTAATGTTAGTAGGTTTTGGTGAAGCGGCAGTTAAACCTGAAGGTTCTGCAGTAGCATTTGATACTGCAAAAGAATCTTTCACTGCAAGATATGTTCACGATACAATCGCACTTGCGTTTGCGTTAACAGAAGAAGCAGTAGAAGATAACCTTTATGATACTTTATCTGCTCGTTACACTAAAGCACTAGCTAGATCGATGGCTTACACTAAACAAGTTAGAGGAGCGAATGTATTAAACAATGCGTTTTCTGTAACTGGCGGTGACGGTGTTACATTAGCAAGCACAGCTCACCCAACAACTTTTGGTGGAACTTTTTCCAACAGAAGTGCTACTGATGCGGATATTAACGAAACCTCATTAGAACAAGCGATGATTGACATTGCTGGTTTTATCGACGAAAGAGGGTTAAAAATTGCAATGAACGGAAGAAAATTAATTATTCCAGTAAACATTCAATTTGTAGCTGATAGAATTTTAAATTCTACTCTTAGAGTTGGTACTGCTGACAATGACATCAACGCACTCAGAAATATGGGCATGTTACCAGAAGGTTACACAGTTAATCACTATTTAACTGATACTGATGCATGGTACGTAAAAACTGATTGTCCTAATGGATTAAAACACTTTGTTAGAGCTGCCCTTGCTACAGGCATGGAAGGTGACTTTGACACAGGAAATATGAGATACAAAGCTCGTGAGAGATATAGCTTTGGTTACTCTGATCCTCGTTGTGTTTATGCATCACAAGGTAGTTAAGATAAACTTACACTGGATCCTCCCAGATACGAAGAAGGCGGTTGCAAGACCGCCTTTTTTGTTTTATAAATTCCTTTAATGTTAATGTTGGTAAATAGTCATAAGGACTATTTACTGGTCATATTTTAAAAGGAGACTGACATGACAACACATTTTAATAATGGCGTTACTAACGTGGTTAAAGATAAAAGCCCGTTAAAGAACGCAATGATGCCTGATCCATTTCCCGTTACCAACACACAAGGTGGGGGATATGATTTCTTAGGCCAAACTTCGTTTATGGATGATTTTTATTCAGCCATTACAAGAACAAATACAAGTAATAATGGAAGAGGTTCACCAGGATGGTATTTAAGCCAAACTGCTAGTACTCAAACAGCTGCACCAATAGCAGATGCTGTAGGTGGATGGTTACAATTAGATGAAGTAAATGCAACTAATGATGCTTATAACCAAATTAATACTTTTACTGCTTTTCAACTAAGCACAAGCATGAATGCTGGTTTTGAAGCTAGAGTAGCAGTTGAAGATATTTCAGCAACAGAAATGGTTCTTGGATTTGTTGATACAGATGTAACTTCAGGAGTAGTAAATATTACTGATGGGTTATATTTCTCTAACTTTTCTGATCCTGATTCTATTACTGCTGGAACAAGTTTATACCTTCACTGTGAAAAGAATGGAACTATTACTTCAAGTTCAGCATTAGTTGATCCATACACTGGTGATACTTTTGTGATTGAAGATGGTGCATTACAAACAGCTAGTGCTACTCAATTAGCAACTCCAAGTAATTCATTTATTGCTGGATTTAACATTGTGCCTAAAGGATCAAATGGTAATGTAAATACTGCTGTGATTCAAGCATACTTAGGTCCTGTTGGAAAACAGCCTTTGCCTGTTGCCTCAATTGCAACTACTAATTTACCTGATGATTTGGCATTAGGACTTATGATGGGAACTAAAAACAATACAACAACCGCAGCTATTATGTGGGTTGATTATATTAAAATGATTAGTTCTAGAAGCTTTGGTAGTTCAACTACTAAGTAATAACAATTAACCAAGGTAGGGTGTAAAAGCCCTACCTTTTATAGGAGATAATATGTTTGGTGTTAAAACAAAACAATTAACTGCAAGTGGTCAAGTTACAACTAAAGTATCGGCAGGAAGTAATACTCTTAGCGCACCTGCTCGTGTACTAGGATTAACTGTTCAATGTGGTGCCACTGAAGGTAAGATTGATTTGGTAGATGATGGTGCAAGTGGCACTGTTAAATTTACTCAAGTTACCCCTGCTATTAAAGCAGGAGCAGAGGACATGCTTCAATTTGATTTTCCTGAAATGGGATTAAAATTTGATACCGATCTTTATGTTTACTTTAATCACGCTACTAAAGTTAATGTAATTTATGGATAGAAAATAATGTGCAGGCTAATGTTTAGCCTAGCTATCATTAGCGCTCTTAATATTATGGGGTGTAGTATATATGAAGGTATGTCTATGAAACCACATAAGACAAGTGTAACCACAACCTATGGACAGGATGAGGTGGACAAGGCAAATGACAGCAAGGATCAGACAAAGGATTCTGTGAGTGTAACCGTGAAACAGGAGTTCGTATGGAAGGAGCACTAATGGAAAAAAAGAAAAGTAATCCCATGGCTAGAGAATTACGTACCCCTAAATATAAGTCAAAGGTAATTCCTAATAAAAAGAAAACTTATTTTGAAGACTTCCATGATAGAATGTTACAAGAAAAAGAGTTATTAAATATATCAATGAAAGAATCAACTCGTCAAAAGGAGGAGAGAAAAAATAATGAGTAAGAATTTTAATTATGCACTACTTTTCGCAGTGCTTTTGCAGTTTGTAGGATTGGTGTGGTATTTAAGCAAGGTTGATTCTCGCGTGTCGATTTTATATGATAAATTTGAGAAAGAAAGCGAGCAGGACGTTGTGGAGAACCAAGTTAAAATGAAACTTGATCTTGCTAATCTTATAGAAGATGTAAAACAAATTAAGAAAGATTTAAGACAAAGCAATAAAAAAGATAAAGAAATAATGGACCAGCATCGTGAGTTGTTTAATCTCTTGGAATCGGGAAGTTCTTCTAATTCTTCTTATTCCTATGGAGACTAAAAATTTACCAAGTTGCCCTGGATGTGGCCATTCAGTAGAGAAATGCATATGTGGAAGTGTGGGAAAATAAATGCCTGACAGAATGGACGTAAGTGATAAAACTGCTATTTCTATGCCTATGCGTAACCTTTTATCAATACTCGCAGCAGTCGG